CCTCGGCAAGCTTGGTAAGGTGGGCAAGGTCTTTGGACTGTCCCGCATTTGCAATCTCCAACTGGCGAAGTCGATCATTCATCTTTTCAAGCTCCCACTTGTTGCGTTTAATGAAGAATGCGAGGATGGAGAGGGCAACGCCAACTCCCGCAAACATATAATGGGATATTTCCATGTCATTGCCCAACGGGTTGATACCTTATTTTATCCAGCAGTTCGTCATGCTTCCCCATTTGCTTTTCCAAAAAGGAAAGTCTCATGTTTTGTTCCGCGTCATCGGGTAAAGCCCCAAGTTCTCCCCTTGGCCATTTCACCCTGAACTCACTATTCATATCTACCTCGTGATGGAGTCTTACGTTCTCATTTCGCAAGTCATCAATATCGGATTTGATTGTGACGTAGGAATAGGTGGCGATTGCGACCGCGCCAATAGTCTTAGCCATAAAAGCGAGGTTTGCCTTTATCTGTGTTTCCTCTCCTACTTCTGCCGCCATTACTCGAATGGTTCCGCCCAATCTGAACCCGCAAGAATATTGAGCATTTCAGAGTGGGTGTAGGTGTCTTTTCCGTAAAGGAATCGAGGTTTTGCTCCCTCGTACTTTACAAAGGTTTGAGAGTCATCAACTGAGTAGCGTAAGGTATCCGCGCTCGTTTCAAATACTTGGCTAAAGTTGATGCTCGAAACATCGGTTGAATTGATTATGCAATAGGTTCTGCTCATGATGGTGTTGTTGATGAAAAGGTTGGTCCGTTTGTACCTGTCGCATTATTCCCGCCTGAACCTTGATCGACCACGGTTCCAATCGTGTCACCATCTGCAGGAGTTCCACCTCCTGAGTCTGTATCGCCCGTGCCATCACCCATTCTCCACCACCCAACGGGACTAAGGGAACTAATATTCGGCGGAGTCCCACTATTGTAGATTGCGGTTACGTTTTCGGCACTTAGGGCTGAATCAAAAATAGCAAACTCATCAATCAAACCGTCAAATCTTAAATGACCTGCACCTCCGTAGCCTATATAATTGACGTTGGAGTAAGTCCCGATGCCAACTGCAAAGTTGCAAGTTACAACACTTCCGTCGATGTAAACTCCAAAACTGCTTGCCGCCTGATCGTCAACCCCGTCATAGGTAAAAACCAAATGATGCCAGCCACTCGCAATGGACGAAGCCACGCTCGAACTGTTTGTTGAAAAGCCTTTGAAGCCGTTTGTCGTTCCTGACGGTGCGGAGCCGAACCAAATTCCCTTGTATACGCTTAACTGAGATGTGCCGATGACAAGACCCGAATGGTTCGTCTTCAAGAGACACAAGCCTGGATAGTTGCTGAACGTGTCGAACTTAAACCAAAGGGAGACTGAAAATGCACTTGCGGTGTTTGCGTATGTAGTCGATGAACCCAAATCGAGGTAATCATCCGTCCCATCGAATTGAGCCGATAATAAATTTTGAATGGGGCCAATGCCGCCACCCGCCGGACGACCGCTTGACGTAGCCGCCTTTCCGCCTCCGAGTCCGAGGCCAAGTGATATTGCAGAATTAGACATTATACGCAATTACCGCACCACTCGTAAGCGTGACGCTGGTAAATCTTCCGTACAGTACGGTTCCCGCAGAAAGTGTCGTTCCGTCCTGTCCGGTACATATGTCCGCTAAATTCGTGATGTTCGAAGATTGCGCGGCAAGTACCGTATCCTCGGTCGCTTGTACTGCAAAAAAGTCTCCCGTGTGAGCGGCAGTATCGTTGATATACTCTCCGCCGTTAAGTCCTAAACCTCTATATTCTGATGCCATGATATTATATTCCTGTGGGTGATGTGGTTCCGTAAGTTATAAATTGTAATTTGCTCGACTGCATTTGTTGCCTTTCGAGCTTGTCGAGTTCTTGGATGATGACCGATTCCGCTTGGGCTTGGATCGGACCCGCTTTTTCAAATTGTCCGTCTGCCAATAAATAATCGGCAAATGCTCCTAAAATCGCATATTCCGCCAAGAAGTATGGATAATCATCGCCAGCGGAATATCCCGTGAATGGCGCTCGGTACAATACGTAAACAGGAGAAGTGCTTGAATGATTGACCAAGACCGCTTGTCCAAAGTCGGAAGTTGACGTGGAAGAGTGTTCGATGCGAAAGGCCAAGTCCTGACAACTTCCGGTTTCATATGGGTCATGCTCGGTGACTCGCAAAATTTCACCAATCGTATTTCCAAACTCCAAGACTGCAATGATCGTAGCCTCTGCGGTTGCGCCCGAACCCGAACCTCCGCTTATGGTTACCGTGGGAGCGGACGTATATCCCGTACCAGGATTGGTGACTGCGGCTCCATTGACTTCATTGTCCGAGTTTTTGGTAAGTGTGGCGGCGGCGCTCGATCCTCCACCGCCTGAAAATCCTGCGGTTGGAGTTCCGGTATATCCAGTCCCTCCGTTTGTAATGTTTACGTTCCTGACTTGTATATCGGGAATCTTTTGTTCTAGGCGAATGGCATCAGGCCATCTTGCCCGCTCCCATCCCAATCGTCCATATCGATTAAAACTACGAATGGCGGCATTTTGCTCGGATGTCAAGAATGCGTCGATCCCGATCATTTGGGTAAGATCGGTGAGCATATCGTTGACGGATACTGTCCTCATGCAGTCTTAAAACTTGGTCCGCTAAAACTTTGTTTTTCCATCGACTTCGCTTTGAAGCTTGGATTGTCGCGGAAAAATTCTTTTACAAAGCTTTTGTCCCCCCAGCATCCAGGGTGCGATTGTTGCCAGCGAAAATATTCACGGGCGGGAATCGTGCCTTTGAGTTGTCCAAGTCCGTCAGTCTTTGCAGACCCCATCTCTGCGTTTTCCTTGCGAGCCATTTGTTCGCGCATCGAAGC